CTGCGCAAAATTAACCACATAATCATTAGCCCCTTCATTATAGGCATAAATGGTAGATTCGGATCCCATGAACCCAATGTCAGCTTCTCCGGAAAGCACTGCAGTCATGGTTTTATCTGCACCAAACGGAGCGAACTAGTTAGTACAAGACAAACTATAAAAATTCAACGTGGTTTACAGTGTAATCCTCGTTCAAATGTATTTGTTTTATTGTAGATCTCCAGAATGCTCGGCGATTCTCTAAAGACAGCGATTGATAGATTGTTTTAAAATCCGTTTGAATCAGTTGCTCAAGATAAGAAAAATCTTTTTCTATTTCTGGTTTTACGTTGGCCAGTTCATTTAGTTCTTTTTCAATTCGATCATATTCTGAACTATAATATTCCCAATCTACACGCCCTTTCTGGAATAATAAATTTAGTCTCTCAAGTTCTTTTTGTAGCTTCTCAGGAGTTCGTGTTTCTTTAATTTTCAACTTCTTTTCTTTGGCCTTTTGGCAGCGTATCTTATCAGCATGATATTCTTTTTCAAAATTCTCCAGTAAATATTCTTCAAGAAGATTCTGGCTCATTCTGTGTTTCCACTTACATATTTTGTCAATGTGAGCTCTGTTGCAGCGATAATAGCAGTATGTTTTTTTCTCGCCTGTTTTACGATTTATGACAGAAGAACATCCAGTTCCTACAAGAAGTTGGCCACAAGAAGGGCAACGCATGAGTCCGGAGAAAAGATAGACTCTTCCTGATGGAGTGCATTTTACGTTTTTGTGAGCAATTGCTTGTATTTCATCCCATTCTTTTTCCGCCAAATAAGCTGGACAATATGGGAATCCTCTATAGGTTCCTTTGTAAAATTCACTAGAAAGCATTGTACGTAAGACAGAATAGGAAAAATCAATATGATAAGTTTCTTGCATGTATCGAACTGCAGCAGATTTGTTTTGATGTTTTTTATAGTATCGAAAGAAATCTTCTACTAGTTGTTCGGTGTCAGGATCTTTAATCATACACTTCTTTCCGTCAATATATCCAGATTTATAGCCAAGCGGCATATTGGCATCGCCAAAGATTAATTTACCTTGACGAATAGAGGATTCATTTACAAATTTGATACGTTCAGATGTGGTATCGACTTCATTTTGACCGATGGATAAAACTACATTTAGCTGCAGACGTCCATCGCGTGTTTCCATGTTGATTCCAGGTTCAGAAGCAGAAATCCATCGCACATTGTGTTCGCCTAATATATCCTGGACCTTATAAAAATCAGATAGGTTACGGAACCATCTATCTGTACGCCAGAACAAAATGACGTCAATTTTACCAGCTTTTACATCGTTAAGCAGAGAATGTATAGCCTTACGTTTTTTGAGCTCTTTACGGGCTGTTTTTCCCTCGTCAGCATAGACTCCAACAACGACCATACCATTTTCTTTGGCATAACGTTCTAGATATTCGCGCTGAGCTTGCAAGGATTTTCCGTGCATGTACTGTTCTGCTGTGGAAACTCTTATGTAAACAGCGCAGCGTAGAATTTTTTGAGTCATCATATCACCTTCCTGTGTAAAATTATGAAATTTAGGGTATAAAAATAACACCCAACGAGATTTGACTCCTTGATTTGGGTGCCCGAAGATGATACAATATTTTTGCGAATTATATTGAGACAGAGCTTCGGCTTATGTCGCGACCGTCTTAGTGCTGGTAACACTGAGGCGGTTTTTATTTTATAGTAAGTCGAGAATTGCAGGACAAAAATAAGTTGTATTCCTTACTTTATCGTCTTTTCTTAATATGCCTTTTTCGACAAATTCGTCTAACATATTATATAGAGTGCCCTTACTTCCTGGTATAACTTCTTGAATTTGTTTTGCTTTAAACATTGGTCTTTTGAAAATCTCGTCTAGTAAAGTAATGGAATATTTTGAACTCATATCAGATAAACAGATGTCCTTGAAATAATTATATCGGTCAAGCATTGCCATTGCTTTACTTGTGTTTATTTCGGCTTGTTGTATTACACCTTCAAGAAAGTATTTGATCCATGCTGCATAATCGTTATTTTTCGATACTGCTGATAATTTTTCAAGATATAAGTTTCGATCTCTTTCAAAATAAGCACTCATATAGAACGTAGGAACAGGAAGCATATCGCGATAATATAAAAATAAAGGAATCAATAATCGTCCAATTCTTCCATTTCCATCTTTGAAAGGATGGATCATTTCGAATTGACAGTGCAATAACGCCGCTTGAACTAACAAATCAACTTCGTCATAATGAATGTATCTTTCTAGGTTGGACATGTAATCTAAAGTTAATTCAGGAGGAAGAGGGGTAAAAGTAATTTCATTTGAATTTCCAATATAATTTTGTTCTGTTTTAAATTCTCCTGGACTTTTAGTCTGCCCTCTTACATTATCCAAAAGGATTTCATGCATAGATTTTATTAATCGTACGCTTAATGGCAATTTATGTCTGCCTTCTTCGGAGTCATCTGACATTGGTGCCATTTTTTCTAATGCATAAAATAATGCACTTCTGTAGTTCATAATTTCTTGCATTTCATCTTTTGAAACAGATACTTCGTTTCCAGCATCATAATTAATGAAGTCTTCAATTGTTGCATGAGTTCCTTCGAGTTTGGAAGAGAGAACTGCTTCTTGAGAAACTAATGGTGATATTAAAAGCATAGGATTTATTGTGTTCATTAAGAAACCTCTATAGGCACCCATTGCGTTATTTGCTTTTGATATCAATTTGATTATTTCGCAATCAAATAGTACAGTGGAAAGTTCTACCGGTAATTTTTTTGGTACATATGGTTCTGGCACTTTTTTATAAATCTCCTCAAACAACATTGCGAATCCCGCCTTTCTCTTTGGTATATTATTTTGTGGATATTTATACTAGTTTGTACTTTAGTATAAAATAATTACTATTTTTTGACTAACAAAAAATATAGTTCAGTATTTTACAATATTTTAGAATATATTCTATTTTAGTTCAAAAATGAACAGATTTTTAAACTAATCAAATGTGTAAGTGCAATAAAATGAGATATATTGAACTAATTTAATACCCTTACAACCACCACTAAACCTTAGAAGCAGTGGTAAAGATATTAATTATTGCTTCCCCAGTACTCTTGGTACTGGGGAGGGTGTTATTGAGTAGGTGGTTTACAAGTTCCGCAAGGTTCGTAATTTTTTATGGCATTACTTAGAGAAATTTCGATTTTGCTTTCTTTAAGATGACGACAATTTGATTTGTGATATTTGCTACCTGAATTAGTAACGTAAACCATTGTTTCTTGTTTTTCTGGTTCTTGTACAATAGGTTCTTTGGTTTCTATAGTTTCTTCTTGTTTGTTCTGTTCTTCAGCTTCTTGTTGTCTTTGTTCCTCAGCTTCTTTGTCGATAACTGTGATAGTAGTAGTATTACTTTGAATATCTCCGTTAGCAATAAATGATATATCCACAGTTCCTTCATCAACAAAATGTACAGTCGCTATATCGTCAATATATTTAACTCTTGCAATATCATTATCTGAAATTTCAAAAGAGTATATATCAGCACCTTCTTCTTCTACTATGATATCTAATACTACTTTTTCATTAATGTCATATTCATGTTTATCCCAGTTTACTGTCAGAGCAGTAAGATTAGGTTGGGATATAGTTATTAAGAATATAATGAATGAAACAATACTTATAACACTTGAGACGCAAACATATATTTTTTTCTGTTTTGAATCTTCTGTTTTCTTGGCAAAATAAATAGCTGCAATGATACCAGGTATCCATGCATAATTTAAGATAAAGCCTAAAACAACTATCGCTAAGCATGACCCGAAGAATACAGTTAGACATCCGCTACATCCTGAAGCAGTGCCTTTGGAAGAATCACTTTTGGAAGTTCTGCTATTCCCGCTACTAGAGGTAGAAGAATAGCTGATACCAGTTCCAGGAATTCCCACTGTACTTGTTTTTCTGCCAGATGAACTAATTGTGTGATGTGCACCCTTTGTTCCCAAAGTAGTGCTAATACTGTTCTTATTAAAATTGACCTTCACACCAGGAGCAATTTTAACGCTTTTTCTGAATCGTAAGCTCATATATTCCTCTTTCTACGACCTTACATTGAGACCCTTTATATTAAAACACCTGATGGTGTAATAATCATATTTTTTTACAAATAGCTAATTGTGGGATAAAGAATACTATGTAGTTGTCTACAGAAGTATATATCCCGTATTTATTACGATATTCGCATATCGCTTCTTCTAAAAATTCTTCTGTCACTTCTAAATATTCAGCGACTTCATATCGATTCTTACAACCATGCTCGTATGCTCTTATTAAGCCATATAGACCGATTTGTTTGTTGTATGCCCAAAGTCTTGCTTGACGTTCTTGCTTGCGATTCTGAGCAACTGAGAGGTCTAGGATGTCACCTACAGAAGTGTAGTGGTGTCCTAGTTCTTCTGCTAGGATGCAGGCTTTCA